ATCTGCACTGCATTGGCGGGCACTTTTGCATATCATTGGCGGTTGCAGTTTCTGCGGGCTTCCGATTGGCTCTTGCATGACATCCGCGCGGCATCCGCCATCCTAGTTGTTGGGACCAGTCCCCAAACGTGCGCTTGACACGTTCCGGCATCTTGCCCTAATCTGCACCTAATCCTCGCTTCACTCGCGCGGGAATCGCGGCGGTTGCCGCTCAGGAGAAGAAAGACAATGACAACACGATACACAGTCAACATTCGGCCATGCATGTTTCGCCTTGGCAGTGGCGAACGTGCTAACGAACCTCAAGGGTATGAAGTTGAGTTTTTCGCTGCTGGAGAATTTTTTACGAGTCGCTGTTACAGCTTTAGCGAAGCCGACGAACGAACAATGATGCGTCGCCTTAACTCATGGCTTGTATGGGGTGCACTCTAATGCTGCTAGTTGAAAAGTACCGCCCACTCACAGTTGATTCATTCATTGGCATAGATGACGCGCGCGCGGATGCTCGCGCGTTGATCGCAAACCCGTATGAGTCCGCATGGTTGTTTGTCGGCGCATCTGGTACCGGTAAAACAACACTTGCGCAAGCAATCGGCGCGGAACTTAACGCGGAGATTCACCATATTCATTCGCAGTCATGCACGGTTGAGACCGTCAAGGCTCTCCGCGCAAAGCTGGCATACGCTCCGATGTTCGGCTCTCAGTGGCATCTGGTGATTGTGGATGAGGCCGATGAAATGTCACCGCAAGCAGAGAATGCATGGCTCTCCATCTGCGATTCCGCGAACCGCCCGGATAGGACGATCATTATTTTTACGTCGAATGGTGTTGAGGGATTCAAAAACTCGAAACGGTTTTGCTCTCGCTGTGACGTAGTCGAGTTTTCTACCTACGGCATCGCCAAGCAGACTACCGATTTACTCGCGGAGGTTTGGGGCAATGAAACTGCAACGGTCGCACTGGCACAGCCGCCGAACTTTGCGCGCATCGTCAAAGAAGCAAATAACAATGTTCGCGAGTCTTTACAGGTGTTGCAGCGTTACATTCGACGCGCGGTAACGGTTTAGATACTTCCGTACCATAGCGGCATCTTGCATCTATAGGTGCCGCTATGATATTTTAACTAATCATCATCGCGGTGACTACCGCACTGGAGTTCCAATCATGGCATCATCCGTTTACGAAACAATCACGAATCGCATCATTGACTCACTCGAAGCTGGGGTAATCCCTTGGCGTAAAGAGTGGAAGACAGCGGGCAAATCGTCCGGCCTTCCCTACAATCTGGTCACTAAAGCCGCATATCGCGGAGTTAACGTTCTCACTCTGTTGTGCTCGCCTTATGCCTCAACTGGATGGTGTACCTACAAGCAAGCGCAAACCTTGGGGTATCAGGTGCGCAAAGGTGAAAAGAGTTCCCCTGTTGTATTTTGGAAGTTCCCCAGCAAAGCCGAATTGCTAGCTGACCCAGAAGCAAAGCCGTGGGCGCGATGCTATAGCGTTTTCAATGTCGAACAATTGGACGGTGTACCGGTTGCGGCTCCTGCGGATGATGCGCTTCCGTTCGATTCAATCGCAGAGTGCGAAACCGTAGTCGGCGCATTCATGGCGGCGGCGTCGCATCCTACGCTCGCGCATGGCGGAGACCGCGCGTGCTACCGGCAAATCACGGACCATGTACAGATGCCGGTGCGCGAGTCTTTCAGTTCCCCCGCTGCATACTATGCAACTTTGTTCCACGAATTTGCTCACAGTACCGGCATCAAAGTGCGCTTGAATCGTTCCGAATTTGAGGGAATGGGCGCGTTCGGTGACGTGCCTTATTCGCGCGAGGAATTGACAGCAGAGTTCGCTTCCGCGTTTCTGTGCGGGGAAACGGGTACGGCTAACGATGAGCGGATAGCCAATTCGGTTGCGTACATTCAACACTGGATTAAGGTGCTGAAGAATGACAAGGCACTCGCGATACAGGCAGCGCAAAAGGCGCAAAAGGCGGCGGATTACATCCTAGGTCGCACGTTCGCCGCGCGCGAAGATGAGGAGGTTGCACAGTAATGGCAAACCGGGCTGGGGTTCGCCCTGGCCCTTCTTAATGCGACCAACGGCGGTCCCAAGTCCGCGCCATAACGCAGAGGGAGAAAGAGAACAAATGACGATCAAGGAACTGCGGTCCAATTTCTACAAAGGGCGATGCAATGCGCACGCATGGCCGGGTGGCTATCCCGTCTTTGCTGTTATGTCGGACGGTGAGGCGCTTTGCCCTGACTGCGTCACACAAGAGCGCGCGCAACTTTTCAGGTCAACACATCAGGCGTCGCGCGATGGTTGGGCGGTGGCAGGATTCGATATCAACTGGGAAGATGCTTCCCTCTACTGCTCTCACTGCAACAAGCGTATTGAGTCCGCGTATGCGGAAGATGAGGCGGCGGGCGGCGACGATTCCGGCGACGATTCCGGCGATGGTATGCGGCTGTACGGTACCGGCATCAAGGCGGTGCGCTAGTGACCTATACGCAAGCAATCGCCAAGGCTGACAGGCTCGCAAAGGCGCGCGGTCGCGAGTATTTCGTCGTTGATTCCTATGAGGAATACAACGGCTCGCGCTATCAGGTCGCAGATACCTACGATTTGGACGGGTTTTTCTGCGGCGCTCCGGTGTTGTATTCAACCGTGGAAGGATGGGACAATGACTAAATTCTGGCTGGTGCGAGTTCGTTTGAACAATGGCGGGTACGATCGGCGCGGGCAATACTACGGCGTCGGGCGGCGGGTTTATCTGGCTCAGTGCGATGACGTCAACGAAGGGGATGCCTGGGAATTTCGGGCTGACTCGCGCGAAGATGCAAAGGCTGTCGTGTTGCGGCGTTACCCTGCTGCGACGTTTTACCGATAGCGGCATTTTGCCGCTATGATACAATTCAACTCAACTGCGGCGGTTGCCGCTCGGGAGGTTTCATGGTTATCAGTTCCAAGGTCCAAGCAATTGCAACACTGTTGAACGCGCGGCGGTTCGCGCGGGCGGGCTGGTCGCGCTTCGAGGATTGGGGCGCGGCGGTCGCAATCGAGCGCATCTTCGGCGATGCAATTTTCTCCATCCTTAACACGCTGACTCTCGAGGAGTACAAGCAAGCGGATTTCCTTTATTCGCTGGCGTGCTATCAGTCGGCGGGCGGAACTTATGCGGCGGATTATCTGGAAGCCGTACACCGTGCGCGCAACTCTAACCCTGCGGCGGATGCCGCTTAGAAAAGGTGCACCGTTGAACACGATCGTCACTCCCAACATTAAAGCCGTCGCTATTCTCACCCATGCTGTGCGGATGGTCATGGTTCCTTATGCCTCCAGAACATTAGAGGAGTGCATTGCTCGCAATCAGGCGGCGGATGTTTTGCTCAATGCTGCGCTCAACATCTTTGACAGTGCGCAAGGGGACGAGTCCGACGTTATCGGATTGCTGCTCCGTCTCTATACCGCGCGGACCATTGATTCAATCCGGGAGGTTAAGAGTGTCTGACCATATTGCACACAGGCGCGCGATGGAAACACTTGCGCGCTCGCAGGTCTTTTATCCCGCTGTCGTGCCTGATCTGGGCGGCGGCGGGTTTCTGGTGTTTAGTGCGCTCAAGCTGCTGGGGCGTGGATCGCGAATTGAGGCGGCGATTGAAGACGCGCGGTTGCGTGACAATCTGCCTCGCCTGGGTCCATTCCCTCGCTTCGAGGGGCGAGGTACTGAAGTGGTCCGGCGTGATGACGTTGTGGCTTACGCGGTGTCGGCAACCATGGCGAAGCGCATCGCCAACGCGCTCAACCATTACTTTCCAAACGAAAGGGGAATCTAGTGCACACGTTCCGTCTCATGCTGGCGAATAGCTTCGCCTTTCGCTTCATGGTCATCTGCTACGGCTTCGGGCTGCTGTTCGGCTGTATTGAACTGATTGAAGTCGTGGGGCTCTGGATCGTCCGGCGCTGGCTCTTTCCTGAAACTCTCAACCGTAAAAAGAACGAAGGTGCGCGGTGATCGATTCAACTCTTTACCCTTTCCATGAGGCATATTCGGATGCTTATGTCACTTCTGATCGGCATCTACCGCAAACGATCGATGATGCTTATGCGGCTGCGCGGGCTGTGTTGGTCGCTGCTGGCTATCCGGTGAGTAACGGTGATCCGGCTGAAGATGTCATAGGGGCTCTCGTGCGGTATATTGTCCAATCGCTTCGCGGTGGTTACATCTGCACTGAAGAGGCTAAGCAAAGAATTATTGCTCTGAAAGTGGGTGCGCGGTGACCTATAGCGTCGTGGTGAGAAATCCTAATTCTTGGTACGTGCGGGATGACGGTCGGCGCGTTTATGACCAGACAGCACACTGCGGGCATCAGCACAAAACGATTGCGGGAGCAACCGCGTGTCTGCATAAGCTAACGCGGTGGTATTGCATTTGCGGGCAACCTTCCAACTCGCAATTGCGTTGTTCCAACAATCGGGGCGGTCACTACTTTCACAACAAAGACCATACCTCCGCTCGGTGGTATCACGCTTCGATAGAGAACAGCGAGGGCGAAGCAATTCCTTCCTGAATCCCCCTAAAAACCACAAGGCCCGCCGGATCGCCTCCAGCGGGCCTTGCTGCGTCCGGCGCTCTCTGGCCCTACTTGGGTCTCGCCGGATGCTTCGCGGGCGGCTGTGGGGCCGTCCTGGGTCTTACGATGCCCATCTGCTTGCGGCGGGTGGCGGCTCGATCGTCTTCCTCGCGACAGGGGCAGCGGCGATTGTCCTTACCCCATCCGGTACCGTCGCACTGATCGCAAATATAAATCGGCTGCTCTTTGGTGGTGCTGCTCATTTGCTTCTCCAGTGCACAGTCATTTGGTGAAAGGCCATCCAGCGCCAACGGGCGTGTGGTGGAATCTCCTGCGGCGGGCGGACTTCGCAACTTGGACATTGGATCGGAATGCCCAAGTGACGGCCATATTTACGGGTGCGATTTTGAAATAAAAACTGCGAGTTGTCGGGCAAAACTGACCGGAGGTAGGTCAAATTCACGCGCAATGCTCGCGCATAGTTCGGTGTACCGGCCAAAGGCATAGGCGACGGCGGTTTCAAAGGCTTCGTGACTAGATGAATGGTGCCCGTTTTGGTGGGCTTTGCTGAGGGCTTTGGTGCCGTTTTGGGTTGCCGGGATGGGCGCAAGTTGACTCCTTTTGGTGTAGGTGCGTTTGGTGGGTTGGGTGGATGGATCGGCGGGCGCGTCCTGGGTTTTCTCGCGCTCGGCGGCGGCAGCTTCGGCTTTGCGTTTTTGGGCGTACACCGCTGCCGGTGAAGTTCCGGCTATACCGTGGCTTTTCTTGCGGTGTGCTCCTAAGAGGTGGGGCTTGTCGAATGTCTTTCCGCACTCAGGGCATTTCGTTTCCGGGTAGTTCTTCAATCGGCGTCTCCTCGGGTTTGGGTAGGTTGAAAAGCTCTATCAGTTGATCGTGCAATTTGGGTGTGCTGCGCTCGCTTATGCGCAACAGAGAACGAATTAATAAGGCTCTGGCTCCTTGCTCGGTTATCTTTAGCTCGGTGGCGTACTCTCTAACCTCGTGCTCGAAAATTTCATGCGCAATCTCCGGGGTGTTAATCTTTCCGTCAATGACTTCGCACATAACCTCATGCATTGTTCGCACTGTCTTTATCCTTCTGTATCTGGTTCTCCTAGTCCTGGGAGGGTGGCTGGTGTGGCTGACGACGGCGGGGATTCCTGATCATGTCCGCTGGGTGTTTGTGGGGGCGTTTGCTTTGGGCTTTTTGCAGTCGGAGGCGCATCGGCGGGTCGCGCGCGCCGAAAGGACGAAGCCAGCGGACAGGTCGCAAAGTGGCTTTTAGCCTCGCTCTGATCGTCCGACATGGGGTCCATGGGCATAGCGGCTCCATTGGGTGTGCGCCATAACTCCATCCTGGCTCCACAGGGGCACGTCTTCTCTTCTATGTAGTCGTACCCTGCGGCCTTCATGCTGGCTCGGGTGTCGGGGAATCCCATCAGGTACCTCCTTCAAAATTTGGGTGGGGGACGGCGCGCGTCCGTCCCCTATACCGGCGTAGCTACGGCGCATCGGTTGCCCGCTGCTCCTCCAAACATTCCGCCACGCCTCGCGGCTCCGGGTTAGTCCATCGCCGCGAATCTTTCACTTGATAAGCTCCCTCTGGTTGCTGGTTTTTTTTACGGCCGATTTTTTGGCGGGTTTGGCGGCTGGCTCCGGCTCCGCGTTGACGGCTTTAATTTCGCCCTGCTCCATGTAGATTCCAACTTTGCCGCTGGTATCAACGCATTCGACGAGTATCTGAAAGTCGTGCTCATGGGCCATCTCTTCGAGCGTCGCCATGCCCGCATCATCCAACAGACTCCCTTCGCGGATGAGAAGAAAACGAAGGTCCGGCTTTCCGGCCATGCCGATGCTGGTTGATACCCTGATCTGCTCGGCGGTGGATGCGTCGGCTAGGGGTATGCCGTTGTACGTGACAATCTTCTTCGGGTTCTTGCGCTCGCGTCCGCTGGAACCTTCCTCCAGCGTTTCGAAGCTCAAACCGTTTACGGGGAATTTGGCGGTTTCGAGAGTGCGGGCGATGGTCAGTTTGCGCTCGCGCACGGCGGTCTCAAGTTTTTTGAGTTCGTCCTTGATGTTGTCCACCTGGGCGTCAAAGTCGGCGCGCTGGGCGCGGTTGGCGTTGTTGCGGTCGATGCGTGCGTTTTTGCTTACCTCCACGCTGATTTTGTCGTCAAGCTCCTGCCGGTCCTTGAGCCGTGGCAGCGGTTCACGCGCGTCAATCTGCATTTGATTCTTAGCCTGAAATCCGCGAGCCTCGTCGATCTTGCGGGATAGCTTTAGCAACTCTTCGCTCAACTCGTTGTGTTTGCGCTGCATAGTTTCGATGGCGGCGGCTTGCTCGGCGTGCACCCGGTCCTCGCGCTCGCGCTCGCGCTGCTGGTCTTCGATCGCGCGGTTATAGCTGCTAACTTCGCGGGCCTCGGCTAACAGGGCGTCAATGTCGGTTGGATCGTCGGGCAATGTGGTGTCGATGTGAATATGATCGCGGGCGGCTTCGAGTCGCTTGGCCTCCGCTTTGCGGCGGGTGATGGTCTCGCTGTCGTTCTCGTTGCGGGTATCGAGGTCGTCAATGTTGTGTTCCATTGGTACCAGTTGTTTGAGTACGTCGAACTGATCCTCGGGCTTTAATCTCATGAAGCGAAGCGGGTCAAATCCCAGGTCGCCCGCGATGCCTTCAAGCCAAGTATCCGGCGCTTTCTCCAGCGTGTTCGTACCCTTGGCTTCAATCTCCAAGGTGCCGCCCTTCTCATCTAACCGGCGCGTGATGATATGGGTGTTGGTCTCGATCCGCAGAAATCCTTTTTTCTGGCCCTGGCGGATGAATGTCGGTGAGAGTGTCTTGCGCGGTGCGAGTGCCTGAAAGATAGCGTCGAGCGCGGATGTCTTCCCTGCTCCGTTGGGTCCGCTGATACGGGTGAGAAAACGGTTGGGTACGAAGTCCAGAACTTTGACGTTTTTGAATTGCTCGGCGGTCACGCGGATTAGATATTGTTTCGCTTCGTTCATGCGGCCACTTCCTTTGTGATTCCGAGTTTGGTTTCGATAACGGCGATGCGCGTGTTGATCGCGCCTAGCTCTTTCGCCATTTCGATGCGAAAGTTTTTAAGCTCTGTCGCCACTTCCTTAACCTCGCTGCGGTTAAGAATGATGCCGACGAGAGAGATTAACGCGGGAATGGATACCGCTAAAAACAACTGTCCGAATGTAATCAACGCGTGCTCGCTTTCTTTTTCGGCGTCGGCTGGTGGCCGTTCTGATTCTCGTAATGCTTCTCAACAATCTCCACAAGGATGCTGGCTTTGGATCGGCGTTTTTCTTTCGCGTCGCCGTCGATCCTCTCGTAGAGGTCTAAAGGAAATCGCACTGGTAGCGGTTTAGATTTAGCCATGCGCGCGACTGTATCACACCGACTACAAAGTTAGCCAGTGGTGATCGCAAATCGTGGGAATATTTCAGACTTTTAAGGCTTGGGCGGCTTCGCTGGCGGCGCTGCCGTCGTCGGCGGGGCCGCTGCGGGCTGGCCTTTCATGGTCGCAAGCTGCTGTTCCAACTGCTGCATCTCCGTTTCCAGTTGCTTAAGCTGGCGATACTCCGTGAGTCGCAACAGCGTGTCTTCAAGAGAGTGGGCCGCTACCTGATCGCGCTGCAACTGCATCTCTAAATACTTCTGCTGTTGCTCATTGCTGGGCTGCGGGCTGGTGGGTGCGGGCGGCTTGTCTGTCTGCGGCTGCTGCGCGAGCGCGGCGGTCGCGAGGATAAGTGCGAGTGCGATGGTCTTCATTGGTTCCTCCCTTGATTACCGCGCAAGTTGGCGAGCGTGGCCCTTCCATACCCTGTGCCGTCCGCTCGGCAGTGATAGATGTTCTCGTTGTCCGCCCATATCTCCCCTGGTCCATGCCCTTTGCAATTGCGGCGGGCGGTCAATATGTCGGCGCTCAAGCTGGTGGGCGCGGCGGGCTTGGTGGCGGCGGCTCCGCTGCCGCAGGGTGTACCTGTGCAGCTAAGTGAGGTCACGGTGACGTTGCCGCTGGTGTCTACCTTGAACAAGGCGGGGGTGCGGGTGGTGCCTCCCACGCAGAACAACACGCCTGTATTGCACTCCACACCTGTGCTGGCAACGGCGAGTGAGGTGTCTACGATCGCGCTGTGATTAAATTCCACGGTGCCCGTACCGTGCCGCGCCATCATTACCTGCCCTGCGCCTCCACTGCCGCTGATTCCTTCGTCGTACACGTACCAGTTGCTTGCCACGCCTCCCGTGGCTGAACCTCCCACAGCAAACTGCCATTTCTCACTAACATCATTGCCAAATCGCAGCACGGCATAAGTGCCTGAATTGGTAGTCCCGATAAAGGCTTGGGATGAGCCAGAATCCGTTACGTTGAGGTCATAACCACTGCCGACGGGCGGGCCGCTGAGTGCAAGCGTCTGCGCGGTGATGTTGGCCGGGACTGATCCGCCTCCGGTGCCCGAACCGCATGGTGTGCCGGTGCATGTGAGACTCGTGAGCGTGAGGTTGCCCGCTTTATCCATGGTTGCGGTATTCGTGCCCGTCGCATTGAAAACTTGGAAAGCGTTGGTGGTACCACCCAAATACATCAGGAGTTGCTCGTTTTCGCGAAAGGCATAGCCCCCCGCTGCGGGCGTATCAAAATAGAGGGTGTCGTCTGAAGTGCCATCGCCTATTGCTTGGAAGCCAATATGTGTTGCTGCGGTGTAGCGATTGTTGAGCGCAACCATGGTGTAGGTGGGGCCAGAGGGCGAGGGGAGCACGGCAAAGCCGGGGTCTATATGGGTTGATGCCGTCACGAAGCTGAAATAGGGTGATGCCACGGTGGGACTGTAATCGGGCGGGGCTTGAATTCTCATTACATAACTGCTGCCGTTCCATGATCCCAAGGTGGCTATAGTTGGAGAATTAATTCTGTTCCCATGCTCAAAGCTGAATTGTGCCGCTATCTTATTGACATCCCCGGAACTGCTTAATATTTGCGTGTCGCCCTGTATCGTCCATCCGTATCCCAGTGTGGCACCGTCCGGTCCGCCCATGGTGCCGGGGCACTTTTCATTGATCCCCGCATTATTAGTTCGCGCGAAAATCCATCCGCAGTAGAAGTCTGTAAACATGGCTCCGTGCATCTGGTTATCGAGGACGATTACGTTGCCGACGGCTCCATTCCAATGAATGATGTCACCGATGCTGAATTGTCCTCCTCCCCACGTGTACGCGCTGTCCGGGGCGAGGTTCTGCACCCACATAAAATCGCGCGCAATGTAGCCGCCCATTTGCGCATCGGCGACCACAAATTTGTAAGTTGCGCCGCTTGTCATCGGGTTGTCGTCGGTGAGGGCGTAGTAAATATTGTCGGCTTGCGACTGCGCTATCATGCCGCTAAGCACGAAGTCGTTGGTATTCCACGGTGCGCCGGTGTCCTCAACCCTGACTTCTTGACTATCTTGGCCGGGAATCGCTCCATTCCCACATGTTGCACTGCACCGCACGTCCAGCACCCGCGCGCCTTGGTAGATGTGGACTGGTCCGGGTGTTCCGTTAATGTATGGAACTAATCCCCCTTGCGCCTTATTTGCCACGATTAATTTATTGTTGGCGGTCGAACCCAGCACGTAATAGGTGGTGTGCGCGTTGTGTGTGATCGCTTGCACACTGTTATCCGTCACCATGAATCGACACGCCATGCCGCCTACATATAACTTGTCGCCCGGATAGTGGTGCTCACTCAGCATCATCGTGACTTGCTGTATGCCCCCGCTGAGAGTTCCTGCGGATTGAATCTTTCCGCACTCTTGGCTATCGTTGCCCGCAAACTGCGCTTGCTGTCCTACATGGCTGGATAAACTGGTAAGAGTATTGACCGTGAACGTCATCGAAAATTTGGTTTGCTCTGTGGACAGCGGCGGCGCTATGTCTACTGTCGTGGTGGTCACGATTGAGACGGGATAGCTACTGTTCGTCATGGTGAGGGTGGATGTTTGATCGCTGTTTATCGTTCCTGCGGTGACTGTATCGGTGAGGATGCCGGTGGTGTTATTGAGCAAATGGCGAAGCACACCCAAGCCGCCGTTTTGATTGGCAAGGTACAGCTTTTTATATCCCTGCGTGCCGTGGTCTTCCCCTGCTTTCCAAAGCTGCCCTGTAAACTCGTGCGCGCCAATGTTGGAGACGATTCTAAAAATATGATTGCCTTCATCGGCGCTTGCATCCATACCGCCGTACTCGTTGTCCAGCGTTAGGTCTATGGTCTGCGTGTCGCCTCTTCCCATCGTGTACAGTGCCGCCGTGATGAGAGAGTGATTCATAGCAGCGCTGGAGTATTCCGCATAGACATCCCAGATAGTTTCCCCAAACCATCCTGAAGGATTCCCCGCTAGAGCGCCATGGTAGAAGCCCGGAACATCATCTCTTAGGACGGTTGAGATACAGGTCTGCTTGCTCGGCGGCGCTCCGGTGTAATCGGTGGAGCCAAGGTTTTTACTGACCAGACAATCAAATTGCAAATTGGCGTTCCCGCCCCCGGTGAGGCCGGGATTCTGGCTCTTGATATGAAACCGGCCTTGGCGCTCGTCTATCCACAACATGCGGTCATTGGTGGCAGTGTCGATAATGGACTGCTCCCACGTGGAATAGTTCGGCTCGATATGGACCGCTCCGGGGCCGTTGGCTCCGATTAAATTCTGTGCGGTTTGAATACCATTGCTGCCATTGTTGCCGGGGGCTGGTGGCACGCTGCTGGTGCCGGTGGCGCTGTATTCATTGAGGCCGAATTGCTGGCTCCATGTTTGCCCTGGGACGGTGAGGTCATTGGCGGTTGCGCCCTGTCCCCAATTGGCGTGTCCCTGCGCGTAGCTGCCGCCCGTGCCGGTGCCGTTGTAGACCGCCGCTTTGTTCTGCGGGCCCGTGCCTCCAGCGCCTCCCCCACTGCCTGGGGTTGAGCATGAGCCGTCGCTGTTGAGGGTGCCGGTACATCCCCACATCGCCGCGATGTCGTGATAGGTGGCCGGTCGCGCGGTGTTGGGCGTCATGCCGTACACCACTGAATTGTTGGGGAAGGTTCCTGAAGATGAGACTGGTGTATAGGCCGCCCCATTCCAGATGTAGTACAGGAATGGGACAACACGTAGGTCCGCAATATAGCTGCCGGTACATCCTCCGGTGATGTTGGCGGGGTTATCGGGGGGAGTCATGCCGGGAAGGATCGTCACCGCATAACTGCGCGTGCCGGTGCTGCACGCAAAATTCACCGTGGCTTGTATGGTTGAAAATCCCGACTGTCCCACGTACACCGTTTGATTAACCTGCGGGGTTCTGATTGCGCCCATGTTGGTCTGTGCCTTGGCGGTGGACACATACCAGACAACCAGCAACAGAATCGCCAGAATCACAGCGAGGTTAAAGAGTTTTTGCTGTCTCTCTTCCATGACGCGCCTCCTCTTTACGACCAAACCCCCGGCGTATTTGCCCGCAGGATTCCTTCATGGGTTCCGATGAAGCATTGCACCGTGACTCCGTTAGGGGCCGGATTGATCAATGTTCCGTTCAAGGCGGTCGCTCCCCAATTCAACCGGTGCTCTCCTTTTGAGTCTTGCTGCAACACGAATACATACAGCCGCCCTGGTGAGACCTTCTGCACGAGCAGCGATTGCACAGAGGTGCGAAAGCGCAGAATGAATGTCTCTTGTGCGCTCGCGTCGAGGAGCATCGTCTGTGTTACCGACTGGCGAAGTGTGCGGCGTTGGATCATGGGTAATAGGTTCCCGCTCCGATGGCATAAAGTGTTGTCTCATTGACAGCGACAAAGGTCTGTATGGTGATTCCGTTCGGATCGGGATTCACCCAGGTTGCGTTAATGACGTTGGGGGGCCAGTTGAACAAGTGCCCGCCTACGCCGTCCTGCATGATGATGATGGTGTAGAGATTGCCTTCGACGAGATTGGTGAAGGTGGGCGTGCAGTCGGCGGTGAGAGTGATTTCCCATGAGGTTTTCTGATCGCCGAAAAAGATAGCTGCCGGATCGAACGCCACGGTTTCAAGCAGGTCGAGCACCATATAAGGCAACTGTGCGGGCGGTGTCTGCGATGGATCGAATGGCTCGGTTGCATTGAGGTTGTAGTTGTCTCCATCGAAAAACTGATACGCGTTGACTTGCACGATGTCGCCGTTGCTGTCTCTGATCGTGACGGTGTAGTAGGTTCCGCTGGGCTGGATGAGGTCGTTGGCGGTGCAGTCGAACGCGAACGTGCCATCGCTGGCAGAGATGGCGATGGAATCCATGCCATCGGTAACGCGCGCTCCGAGAGTGGCCGCATTCATGCGGGGCACTTGTGATCCGTAGCCGCAGAGGGCTACTTCGACGCTGCCCGCTTCCGGGTGGCCTTCGAGTATGGTTTGCAGAGTTCCGGTCACGTGTACTGGCATAGCTTCACCCGAAAAACGTTAACTGTCCTACTGACGCCAAGCGGGGATGACTTTCGAGGTCATCTAGGATGTGGTCTTGGAACCATGGGCGGTTGAGGTTGTGCAGTTCGGCGTAATACATTGCTTTGCCGCTGCCGTTGTTGACGTTGGAATCGTCGGCGGTGCCGTAATACACATCGTCAATCCTGCTCATCAGAGCGCGGAAGTTTGGATCGTGCGGGTCGATGTGGCCGAACGGCGGCTCAGTGCCGCGCTTCTGCGGTGCGTCGTCAAGCACGCGCAACCAGTCGCCTCCGTTCCATCCGGCGTCCACGCGGTTTTTGAGTACCTGGGCGACCGCTAACATCGGCTCGGTTCCTCCGCTGGCGAACGCTTCAAGAAAGACGTAGTTGAGCAAGCGCGCCTTTATGTAGCTCTCGAAGGTCATAGCTGCATCGCCTTTCTCTGGCGGTATCCCTGCAAGGTTTCGCGATAGAGTTCGCTGGCGCTGTTCTCTGGCACAGGTCCGAACGCGCGCTCCGCTTCGTCTTCAGTGAGAACGTCATGCGTGATGAGTGCGAGCAATGCGGTGCGCCATCCGCGATACCGCTCGCGAATCGGCACATCAAACTCGCCGAAGTACATCAATGACCACTCGGGTCCGCAGTCCCATTGCAGACTCGTGATACAGCGCGGGACACGCCGGCAATTTTCGGTAATCCATGCGCTGATACCGATGAGTCCGGCGCTGGTCTCGCTGGTGCCCTTGCGATAAACAACTTCATCGTGTAGCCACAGGCGGGCATTGGATCGCGCTTTGGGCGTTGGCACTGTGAGTCCGGTTTTGTCATCCACTGCCCAAACGAATTTAACGGCCGGTTCGATGGACGCCTCCACTCCTGCCGCCTGGAGTTTCCGTATAAATTCGTGCGGGTGCAGGATGTTGACAAGGCGGGCCTCTTTGTTCTCGCGTCCCATCCATCGCTCTTGCCCCTTCCATCGTCGGTCATGGGCCGCGCGATAGTTCTCCTCGTACATCTCCTGCTCGGCTTCAATGGTCTGCCGGTTGTCGGCGCTGTCGTCGTACACCATTTCGATATCAGGCGTCGGCAACTCTTCATCGAAGCTGGTCGTAACCGGCTTGAGGTTCGATTTGATAATTCCGGCTTCCGGCATTACCTTCCCCCTAAAATTCCCGCTGCCCTTTGCTGACTCTCTTCTTCATTGCCTCCCCGCACTTCCCTCGCCGCGAGGTATGCTTTGGCTTTCAAACGGTTCTTCAGGGGCGGCGTGGTGCTTTGATCGTGCACCCGGTTTTCGAGGTCGGAAGACAGGGGCCGGGTCATTACGTCGGCGGGGAGATTCAACTTGTGTTCGTGCATCATCGGAACATTCTTTAGTGTTCGCTCGGCGGGCGTGCCCGCGCCCGCGCTTGTATCACTTAGCTCCTGCTGCTCTCCGGTGGGTGCGTCGCTGAGTCCGAGTAAAGAATTTAATAGCGGTCGATAGATCGCGGGCGGAATCTTGTTTTCAAAGATGTAATTGAAGCGGCTGGCGGCGGCGGGGCTGGTGGCGATGCGATGCAATAGAAGATTGCGCGCCCAATTTAATGTCGCGGGCATCTTCGCCTTGCGCGCTCCTTGTGCAACCGCGTCGGCGGCTTCGTTAACCTTCTCGCCGTAGAGCGCCGCTCGCTGCGGGCTTTGCGTGAGCGAGGCAATTTTAGCGAGTCCGGTTAATCCATCTTTGCCGATGACATCTTCGAGCTCGCCGCGCGTGTAGTCCTTCGTCAGTCGATTAATGCCGGTCATTAATCTGCCGCCGTTGATCCCACGCCATACATCCGCATCAGTAGCTATAGATTCGTCAGAGAGATTGAATGATTTCGATACGGCGTCATGAACTGCGTCGAGCATCTTCGACGTTTTCCATGCAGATTTGGCACTCTGATAATCAAGCCGGTCGATCTGGCCTCTGACGTTGTGCCAATCAAACAGGCTGTCGATTCCCTTCTCTGCTGTTCTCACTCCGGCATAGTCATCATTCGCATACGCCTCATCGCGAAGCGCGCGGAGATTGGTGTATTCGCCATTGGTGACTTTGTCGAAACGGTCAAACACTGGCCCTGCGTGTTCGCGTATCTTGTCGGCTGCATCCCCGAAGCTCTGCACTCCTGCGGCTTCCTGGGCGCTGTCGATCGGCGCGAAGTTGGCGGGCCGTTCTTCGACATAACTCACTCGCTGCGGTGGCCGCTGCGGGGCTGGTCCTGCTTGTCCTGGCGCTGCCTGTCCATTGGTCGACGGTTCTTCAAACGCGCCTTCATACGGTCCCACTTCGCCAGTGCGCGCTATGCCTGTGGGCTGCGCTCCTGCTTCGATCTGCGGTGCTCCGCTCGGGGTGGTGGTTGCTGGTAGCGCCGGTTGGCCGGATGGTAATTGCCGCTCCGCTGGTAACGGCTCGGCCTCGGGTGCGAGGTTCATCTCTCCTTCGCCTGGCATCCATCGCGTTCGCCGGGCCGCATTCAGTTTGTCGAGTTCTCGGGCGGCTACTTGCTGGGCGCGGGTCTTGATGGCGCTGGCGGCTACTTGCTGCTGTTCTCTCGCCACTCTGGTACTGCTGCCGATGTCGGCTACATCGCTGCTGATTTGTGCCGCACCCGGAGTCTGCGAGGCTAACCGGGTCATGGGTTGACCCATGACATCGATGGTGCTGGGGCGGATGAGGTTAAGGAATCGCGATGCGCCCGCTAGTGTGCCTTCGAGCGCTGCGCCTCCCACGGCTGCGCCGGTTCCCTGCAATACCGCTTGGCCTCCGCTGGCTCCGTGCATGGCGGCTTGCGCGGTGCCAACGGTCTGCGCGCGCACTGCATTTCCCAGCATCCGCGTGAGGACGGGTGACTTCTTTAACGCTTGTTCCACTCTTGAGAGTTCGCTGATTTTTGCAGCGCTGCTTAATCCCTTGAGCGCTTCGTCGCCCGCAATAAATTCCAGAATGTTTTCGCCCACGTAGCCTAGGGCTTTGCCGCCTGTGTCGATCGGGGCATTGGCTATCTCATGGGTCTGCTGCTGCGACCGCTGCCATCCTGGGGCCATGTGCAAGAGGTCTCCCACGCCGGGGGTGGCTCCGAGGATTCGCATGGCGGTCTCGCCGGTCTGATTGAGTCCGGTCTTAACTCCACTGGCGACATCGCTCACAAAGCCTTGCTGCGGTGCCGCAGGGGTTGCGTCGTATCCGCTCGCCGGTGCCGGGGTTGTATCGTATCCGCTCGCCGGTGCCGGGGTTGTGTCGTATCCGTTAGAAGGTGACATGGTTCGTTCCCTTCTGATCGTCGGCGTATCCGTCAATCACGCCATTGGCGTCGCGATGAGCAAACTTGCCCGGTGGAACAATTCTCTGTTGTGGCGGCGGTTGTCCGCCTCCTGGTTGCGGCTGTGGCTGTGGCTGCGGTGCGGCGGCGGGTGTTCCATATCGCCTTTTAAGAAAGCGATTGTTTTCCATTGCGGAGTTGCGTTCCTGGGCGGTGCTTTGTTTGATGGAAGCGATTTGCGAACGCAGATTACCGAGGGTTGGAACCGCTCCAATGGATGCATCCATCTGCTTCAACTTCATATCGGAATCGGAACCGCTCACCAGCGGATTACCGGCTGCGGTGGTGAGGCTGCGCTTGGCTTCGTTGCGCGCCGTTATATATGCGTTGATCGCGTTGAGTTGTTTCTCCGGTAGCAGGATGGCGGCAACCGGGTTGCTCGCCGCTTTAATGAGCGCTTCGTTTTTGGCTGAGTTCTCGCCGAATCCTGCGGCTTGTGCCGTGGTCAACAGTTGATCCAACTGGCCTGTCGGAACGTCGGGGCTACCGCCTAGCAGGTTGCGGGTTGCGCCCATATACGCCTGAGTTTTGGCTTGATTGGCGAAGGTGTTCTCCTGCGCGATAACTGCTGGATCATAGGGTTTGCCGTAGCGTTGCTGCGAGAGCGCTTCGGCACGCGCAAAGAGTTGCAATTTTTGGGCGGCGGGCATCCGCGTAAAGATGCCCTTTTCCAGTTCCGTTCCGTCCGCGAGCTTTGCGGCCATGACATCGTTGGCATCGTTCGGGTTGTAGGGGCCTTGATTGCCGGGTTGTCCTCCCACTGCGGCGGCGGCGCGGTCCTTTTGGGCGGCGGCATAGGCTTGGGCGGTCTCGGCGTGGATGTGAGCAACTTCGGCGGGGGTCTTGGCTTTGATGGCGGCGGTGGTGGCTCCGCGCTCGCCCGTCTCGGCGATGCTCGCCTGGGTCTGCGCCTCTTTCGCGCGCGCGTCGGTGATTTGCTTGGTGTATCCCTCCAGCGCGGCGGATACCTGCCCGTTGCGCATTGATCCTGCCGGAATGACATCGTCCTTCAAGCTCATGTTGCCCTTGTCGTCGTAGTCGGGCCGCTTGAAATGAATGTCCTTGTCGTTCATCTGGTTTGCCCATGCCGGGTCGATCTGGTAGGCGCGCACCTTGCCGTCCGGGGTGGTCTCTACATGCAAGCTGCCGTTGGCGTGAGCCTGAAGCAGCGGGCCTCTGCCTTCGTGGTCGATGAGGTCTTGCATGTTGCTGAAAGTTCCCAGAACTTTATTGTTGGGATTGCTCATTAAGTAGTCTTCGTTCTGGTTGAAACGATCGGCCTCCTCCTGGCTCAACTTCACCTTGGCGGCGTTCATATTGAAGCTGTTCTGTGCAATCTGCTGTTGCAGCAAAGCCTTCTGCGCGTTACGCACCTGCATCTGTTGCTCTTGGGTGGCCTGTTGTTCTACCTGCTGGCGCTGCTGCTGGGGTTGCGCCATGCCGGTCTGGAATCCTGCGGCGGCGGCGCGGGCGGGGGCGTTGACTCCGGTGGAATTGGCGAGTCCTGCGGCGGCTCCTCCCAGCGCGGCGGCGGCTACTCTGCCCCATTTCTCCCCCCGTGTGGAAGGGTCTTCGGCGACCGTGATATTGCCGTCCGCATCCTTGTGGACGCGCACCGTTGTATCCCCTCCAAGGATGCCTCCGACGCGGTCTAATACGTGGCCTATCCATCCCATGTGTTGCTGCCGGTCCTGCTCCGCTTGAAAGGCTTGCTGGTCCACGCTGGGAACCATGGACTGCGAGGGGTCGGAAGGGTTGACGGCCATGGGCGGCTGGCCCTGTGGCGGCATTCCTCCCAGCATGGCGGCGGCGGTATTGGTGAAGGGTACCGGGGCGCTGTTATCGGCTGCTGCGGGGGCCATGTTGTCGTCCGGCATAATCCCTCCTTAATGGTGCGCCAAGTAGCCACCTGCGGCGGCTCCCGCGACACTGCCGAGAGCACCGAACGCGGCTCCCCAAGGGGCAAAGGCTTGGTTCGCCATCTCGCTCGCGGAACCGAACGCCTGTCCGCCCGCCGAGGTGGTCTGTCCGGCGTAGGTGGTGGGGTTTAGCATCGACGCCGTATTGCCCAAAACATTGCTGGCGGTTTGCCAGTTCTCGCGGCCTTGGTTGTAGTTGGCCTGGGTGATTTGGTTTTGCAGGGTGGCGCGGGTGGCGGCGGCTTGGTTGGTGTTCTGGGCGAGGATGTTGGCGGTGACGCTGGAAGGGAGAAAGGTATTGCCTCCCCCGCGCGCGGCTAACTGCTGGGCGGTGGCGCGCTGGGCCTGGGCGTAGTCGGTGGCTACATGCTCGGTGGCCTGAGTCCTTAATGCCTGTTCTTCCGAGGGGGCAAAGCCTGTCTGCGAGGGTCCGGCCTGAAGGATGGGGAGGAAAGATTTGGTGAGCGCACCCGCAATCTGCTGATTCTGCCCAAACACAGTGTTGTACTGGTCTGCCAGTTCCTTGAAGAACTGCTGTTGTTCGTCGGTAATCTGGGTCTCTTGTGCGGAAGGTCCACACATGGCAGTTCACCCAACCCTTTCCCCCTCTGTGGGTGCTGTCCCCACGGCCTCGGGTGGCATCCGTGGGGGTTGCGTCGTGGTATTTAGCATCTTGGTCATCACCGACGCCTCTTTGAAGCCAAGGTGATTTTCGGAGAACTGCCGCAAATCGCGTCCCTCGCTGTCGAACAGAATCTCGCGGTAGAAGTGCGCCCGCAGAATCCCTTCAATCCAGCGCAACCCTTTCAGCAGGGCGACGCGGTTGGCGCGTCGATCGCGGGTGGTGACGCCGGGGCCGAACTGGATCGAGAGCCGGACGGCGGTAGCGGTTTTGAAATACAGGGCCACTTGCCCGCTGGGTTCCTCCAGCGCATAGCTCTCCTCCCCCGGTGCCAGTTTCAGGAAGTAGTCGGCGGTGAGCCGGTCGCGGTGGTAGGGGTCGGCGTCAATCCACTGCTCCAGATAAGGGCGGTCCTGCTCGGTGGCCGCGCGGACGGTGTAGCCGTCGAAGCTGAATGCGTTCTGGGGAGCCGTGCTCATCGTTCTTACTCCTGGGCGGGCCGGGGAAGGTATCCGCTCCCCCGGCGCGGGGCGGGCCGTTAGGTCTGTCCTCCCTTGCGGGTGGGGAGGATGCGGGTTTGGGGAAGGTTCCCCTGGCTGTAGAACTGCCGCGCAAAGGCGTCGGCGGTGGATGCCATCAGGGGCATTGAGGCGTGCATGAACGGGCTGCGCGCGAGGGGGGGGGGCGGCGGGGGAACGGTTCCCCGTTGTTCCCCCGCTGGCGAGCCGGGAGCGAGGCTCTGCCATCCCCTCATATCGGGCGCTAATGAGGCTCGAATGGGCGGCATTACCGGCCTCCCTTGAGGATGTCTTTGGCGACCTTCGACGTAGCCTTGACAAAAGCCACATAAGACACACAAAAACCCCCGATGAGTCCCAGCACGATACCCGCTAAAAAGTCCAGCATGGACTACCTCACTGTGCTCTCATTTCCTGCCATGTTTGGCCGAAAATCGTATAGGTGAAAAGCTCGCTGGCGACATCTTCAGCGGGCCACGAAAACTCCATTTGAAAGTGCCGACACCATGCCGGTTTCTGGCTCTGTCCGAAGTGGTACCGGTCGCTGTAAAGGGTCTTGGCTGGGGGTAGATTGGGGGGGTCTTGGCGGGTCCGGCGCAACGGCTCGAAGGTGCCGGTGGCCTCTCCCAAGAGCACCGAGATACCTATCCGCGAACCTACTTTTGCGGTCTCCGTGGCGATGAAAAACAGGGCTGCAAGCTGGCCCGGATGGGCGAGCACGATGGCCCCTATCCGGGTCATGGTCTGGTAGGGCACGGTGTTGTCTTTGTGCACCAGTCCGGTCGTGTCGCGTTGCAGGATGGGTCCGGGGCTGGTGCCGCTCATCAGCAAACGGCGCTGGCCGGGGGTGACTTCCACGCTCTGCACGCACCCGATTCCTCCCACGATGAGCGCGGCGGGACTCCATGCGGAACTGCTCTCCGGGGCGGTGACGACTGCCATCCGGTACCAGCGGTCGATGCCGTTGGCGACATACAGGGCGGCGTCGAGCGAGGATTGCTGGTGGTAGGTGACGAAACTGGTCGCGGAATCGAACTGATTCAACAGTCGATCGCCGATGGGGAAGCCAATCTCCGTGATGCCCGCGCTGGGGTCCAGGGCCACCAGCATGTTGTTGCCGAGAAGCATGTAGGGTGTGGTCTTGTTGACCGTAAAACAGTCATAGCTCCGCAAGGGAAGGTCTTCGACGAATAGCACCATGTACAGCGGGTCGCTGTCGGTGGCGGTGCCGAGAATGATGTAGGCATCGCGCACCGTGAACACCACCAGTCCCAAAGCGCAGGGCCAAAAACGGGTGATTTTGGATTGCGCGGTAAAGGTGGTGTCAAACCCGGCGTTGCCGCTTGACCCTCCCACGATCGCATCCGGTCCTGAAGAAATCCAAACCACATTGCCGACTGCCGCGAAAATGCGTTGCAGATGGTACGCGAGACAGGTCGCGCCGATGGGTAGCGGGGTGCCTTCTCCGTTCACCTGCGCTTGCCATTCGCTATTCAAATCGTCGTCGCTGCTGTCGTCCACGTAGGTCCACGTCTGCCCTGCGCCGGGGTTGGGAATGATGGCGAATTGGAGGAAGGTTGAGCCTCCCTGCGCGGTGCGGAAAAGCACGATTTGTCCGGCTTGAGGATCGCCGCTGCCGACGCCTTGGATGACCGCGTGATTGCCTTCCATCACCGTGATGGGAAGGGAGGGCGGACTCATCTCGGAAAGGTCTTTGGTGGCCGGGTTGTAATACTCGTATCCGTACTGTCTGGGGGCGGTGTCGGCGACCGCGAAAGGACCGCCATTCTGCCAGATGATTGTGTTGTCAGTGGTGAGTGCTCCAAGCTCGGTAGAGAACGCGGGAGGGTCGGGTCCGGGGCCGCTCACTCCGGGGCTGTACACATTTTGTAAATAACCATTCTGGTCCACAATGGTTGACGCTGCGGTGATGGGTGTATTCGGTCCTAAATCGCTCCACTGGAGAGCGCGCCCGATGCAGGTCCAGACCACAGTGTTGTCACTCTGCTGCAATCCAACTCCGGCCTTCCATACCGGCTCCGAAGCTCCGCTGGTGCCGGGGGTTGAGCACACATAGAGTTGGTTGGGTGTTCCGCGCGGGCTGAGTATCACACCCATGCGGACATCGCCGAGGTTGTAGTTATGGCCGGGTTGCCATGCGGACGGTCCGAGGTTTTTCCAACTGATTGTGTTGTCGGCGGTGACGCTGCCGGTGCCGCCTGGGTTCCACGCTGGCTCCGCGCTGCCGGTGGTGCCGGTGCCGTTGGAAAATTGCACGTTGCCGCCGCTGGCGGTCGCCACTGCTGCAACCGCAAAGATGTTGCCGGTGGCGAACCATTGATTGCCTACCGAGTCCATCACGTAGCCGACGAAGTTCTGTCCGCTGGTGATGCAGTTCCATCCGTGCGCGCGATTGCTGCCGCCCGAAACATGCGCGGCCATCGCGCACGTGACCGCCGTCTGTTCCAAGGTGAAGCCGGGTGGAATACCGAACTGTCCTCCCCACGGCACGGTGCAGAAAATCAGCGCCATGTTATTGGTGCCGCCGATGGAGAACACCAGGGCGTTGCCGTTGGTGACGGGAGTTAATGCAGCGGTTCCCACGCTGCTATTCCAGAACACCGTGAAGACATCCGCGTTGCCGCTCCAAGTGTTTCCACTGCCGTCGTCGTAGTTGTTGAGGATTAAGGGATTACTGAAGATGCAGCGCTGAACGCCTTGCATGGAATGATTGACGTTGTCGCAGCTAATCATCCCCAGCATCGAAAGCGAATTGGCAAAGCTGAATCCTGCGGGGAGATTGACAGCGGTGGTGTCGTGACCACTGCCCATCTGAAAGCACATTTGATCCCCTGCGGATGTCGTAAACGTGATGCCTGAATAATTGCCGGTGGTGTAGGGCGCTATGGTTCCGGTGCTGGTCCACGCGATTGCAATCCAGTTGCTCGTTGCGTCGAACGCAAATCCTCCACTGCGGTCTTGAAACGAACTGTTGAGCACACCTCCAGTGCCATAGCTTTTGTAGACTCCTGCCGGTAGCGCGCTGGCGTTATAGCCGTAACATGGCGTCGTCCACACCATGAGCCGCGTATTGCTGAAGTCGCCGGGAGGCAAAGCAATGGCCGCACCGTTGGCATAGTTCTGCCCGCACATCACCGCAACCGTTCCGCCCGCTGCGGTGGGAATCAGTTTGACGTTGCTGGGAATGTTGGTGAGGTCGTCAAGGATGAAGATGCCCGAGACCGTAGGGGAGTTCACTTCATAGGCGGTGCTTGGTTGCCATCCGGGGTAGTTATTGGGGCGCGGCGTTTGGCTTACCAGGGGTGCATTGACGGGGGCTTGGATGCCCCAATCCCACACATCGCCGCTGTCATAGTTCCACTGTTTATTCTCCACGCCATCGGTCATGTACAGGATGTTGCCGATGCCCAAAAAATAGGTGCTGCCCGCGCCGCTTGACTTGTGCCATATCGACGTCTTAGCGCCTCCGGTGATGTCGTACACGTCCGTGGCGGTGTCCGCGAGCACGCGGATAACTTCATCGGTGAGGTTGAACGTGTTGAAGCTATAGAAGCGGTTGACGGGTGGAACGATGCTGGCGTTGTAGACCGTCGATCCGGGTCGCCGCGCCAAGGTGAGGCGCGGGGTAATCTCGGTGTTGTAGCCGTCCATGATGGAGTCTTGCCGTCCTGCGCCATAGCGTTCCTGATAGTCGCTGGTGGCGGCATCGCGGAGAAAACTGCGGTTGCTCCATAAGCCGGTAAAGATGCGATTGGTGTGGAGGGGAGCGAAGCTGGTCGGTTCCGCTCCCGCTCCGGCTTGTTGCAGGGCGTTGGGCATCTCAAGAGTTCCCCCGCGCCTGTGCGCCCTGCTGAGTTGCCATCTGTTCGCGCGCCGGGGCGCTCATCACTTCCAGAAAATTTCCAAGGAAGATGTTGCGCTGGGTGCTGCTGAGTCCGTCCTGTGCGCCTAAGAGATGACTGGCGAACTTACCCAAAAAAATCGGCGCGCGCGCATCTTTGGTGAGCAGCGAAACGAATCCGAGGAATCCCCAGTCGTAGATGTAGCTGAGGTGATCCGGTACCGGACTCCATGAATTTGCCAGCGAGGTCATCAGTACCGGCGCGCGCTGGTAGAAGCCGTCAATCATGTACGCCACGTCCGGCTGCGTGTTGAGCCTTAGCGTCACATTGCCGCTATCGTCCATCAGGTGCATGGCCGCGCTGGATGGCCGTTTGGTGGTTGACTCTGAAGCCAGCGCTTGTACGATGTTGGCAATTTCGATGATCTTGCCATCCGCGCCCGTGAGCCAGATTTTCTCCGCAAAGTGATAGTCGGGCAGCGCCAACAGGTAGTCCTGTCCCCAGGTGCTCTCGCTGACGTCCAGTTCGATGTGAAAACTGCCGCGATTCCACGGCCATTTGAACGGCGGGCCTAGCATGGCTTGCTTGGTGAGGTTGGCCGCAGTCAAAGCCGGTTCGTTGTTGGACACGTTCACCGGCTGATAGCCGATGAATGGCATCGCAAACAACGCACTCGACATGATGTTGCGGGTTGCCATTTATCGCCATCCATAGCGGTACGGGTACGGTCCTGGGTCCGTGGTGTAGCTGGGACTCATCACACTGCGGTCTGGGAAAAATCCCTTGGCTTCGTCCTCGCGGTCGTTCTTCCTGGTTTCCAACTCCATCGCTGCAATCCACTCCGCTTTCATCGCGGAGTAGCGGGCCTTGACTGCGGGGTTGGCGCTATAGCGGTGCGCATAGGCCACGCATCCATCGCGAAACCATTTCTCTTCATCATCGGGAATTGGATCAATCTTCTGTTGCAGGGTCGTGAAGGTTGGCGCTTTCTTCTGTCCGAACAAGCGGACTAGCCACACCTGTCCTCCGCTGGGAGGACAGGGATTGAATCGGAATCCCTGTGCGCCGGGGTCGGCGACTGTCCATTGACAAGTGCCGTCGTTGATTACGTCACCGACGTTGGTCCCTTGCGGTGCGGTGTCTCCGGTGATGCCATATTTGGTGAGCACCAGAATGTTGCCGCTGGCGTCGATGATGTTGGTGGCTTTGTTTTGTGGCGGGGTGGTAGCTCCGATGGGGTCGAGATAGGTTGTCAGTGGACCGGGCCATTTGCCCGCTTCCAAGTCCTCGTTGTAGAACCAATTCACCTGATACGGAAATCCGCCCTGGTCGCTGGTCATCGCTATATCGCGCACGGCATAGATGGGCCATGTGGGAGGTGGATAGGTGGAGTTGTTGACGTCGATGCGCAAACCACTTTCGATCCATCCCAGATTTTTGAGGGTGAGGCTGGCATAGTCCTGTTGCCACGAATTGAGGGGGAACGGTGGAATCTTCATGCGGTTCCACTTCCACGGAAAGCGAATGGAAAGTAACTCTTTCATCACATCGTTGCCGATGGTCAAGGCGGGTTGGTCTGCCCATCCTGCGGTGTGATCGAAAACGGTCTGGATGTCGCCGATTGCAGCGATAGAATCCATCACGTCTTGCAGTGAAATCGTCGAGTTTCCCACGGCTCCCCCTCAATCGCTTCACTTCTTTTCGTTTTTGTCCTTGCCCGCTACTGGCTGGCCCATGTCTTCGGCCTGTTTCCGGTCGCGTGCAGCGCGCGCGTCCATCTCGCCTTTGATCCGTTCATCTTTGGCGTCGGTGTTGTGCATCTCCAGCGCGGCAACGGCGGTCTCCATGGATTTATCGCGTTGATAGTCGGGGTCATTGACAAGATTGCTCGCCATCTGCACCCGCTTGTTCTGTTCCACCTGGATCGCGTTAAGCTCATCGTTGGCCGCTTGGTTTTTCTCGGCTTGGTCGAGCAGATACGCGCGCCGGTCGCGCTGGGCGATGTACAGGTTGGGGTCGGCGGCAACCGTGCTGTAGTCGAGTTTTCCCTTGGCGGCTTCGCCTTCGGGATACTCCGGCCCTTCCTCATAGGCTTCCGGTTTGTAGTCGGCTGCGCTGGTGCCTTCGGCGAAGTCCAGATGCTCCTCTGGAGACTCGTCGTAGTTGCGCCCGCGCGTGGCGTTGGCTTTCTCTCCGCTGCCCGCGCCGCGCGGCTCAGGCGGTGGATTGTGGCGTTGCTGCTGGGCTTGGTTCTCGTGTTCTTCGGGCATGGCGTGACTCCTTCGCTGGATAGCCTTGTGGGGCGTGTTTTTCCTGGCCGTCACTCGGGCGGCGGCTTTCTTCTTGGGCGATGGCTTGTGTTTCGGCATAATCAGGCCGCATCTTCCTCGGGTTGTGAGAACGCGAACAGGGTGGTCCCGCTCGGTTCGTTGTCGGTGGGCAGATTGAGCACGCGGCGGTACTCGGCAAGGTCCGCGCGATATTGCACTCTCTGTTCGGGCTTGGCGTTTTTAGGCAGCGCTGCGGATGGCTCCCACAGCTTTCCGCAACGCTGGCAAACAATGATGGTGACGCCATGCGAAAGGGTGTGGGTTATCAGCGCATAGTTGGCATCGTTGCCCTGGTAGAGTTGCTGCACGCCTTTGCCTCCCTTGCGGTGAACGCAAGCGGCCTGTATACGTTCCTGGTTGGCCTTGTCGCGCTTAAGACTGAGTTCGATCGCACGGCTGCGGTTGGCCTTTTGCGCGCGCGCCATGCGCCGGTCTTCGGCGATTTGTCGCGATTCCTCCAGTTGCAACGCTTCGAGTTCTTCTCTGATTGTGGTTTTGTCCGGCATGGTGCTTCTCCCTTGGGTCTTGAGGCGGGAGGGGCGAACGCCAATCCTCCTCTCCCAGCCTCAAGCTCGAGTTAACTGATCGTGCTGACTGCGTCGATGTAGCGAATGCGCTGCACTGGATCGGGCGGCAATGTGGCTGTGTACATGGTGTTGTACGAAGCGAAGCCGCCAATCATCCGCGAAGGATCGTAGCCGCTTGGCTCGGTTAACCGGCGCACAAAAACGTTCATGTTGCGCCAGTTTCCATCGCCAATCTGGGTGTTTTCTTTCGCGCCGAAAGAGATGCCAATGACGCCATCTCTGCCGACGAGGTAGGTGCGCAGTCCGGTTTGTGTGGTGCCGCTGTAATTGGCGGTCTGCTTGACGAGTGTGGATTGAAAGAACGTCGCACCCGCCCAATCCAAAACGGTCACTTGATCGCCATCCGGTGCGGGCAACTCCTTCAAGCGCTCGTTGCCCTGGGCGGTGCGCTTCAACACATCTACGAGTGAATTGTTGGTGGTGTCTACCAGCACATCGCCCACGGTGAAAGGATGAGTGATGCCGAAGTATCTGCCATCCTCGAAGGGCAGGGCATTGACGCCTTGGAGACTCTGCACGGCGGTGGTGATGTCGTTGGTCTTGACGGTGGCGGCTCCCACTTTGGAGAGGTGGCCTACCAGCGCATCAATCGCGTTGGCTCCGTCGGCGGTGTTCTGCACGATGAGGTTGATTACCTGACCCAAGCGGTAGGCCATCTGCACTCCCAGCGCTTCTAACGCCGGGTCAATCGCAGTCTGGATCGCGTAGGTCGAGATGTTGGCATAGTCCGCGTAGTTGCCGATGGTGCTTGTGTTCTGCACGACCGTAACGGTCAAGCCAGTTTGGATCGTGCCTTCCGGTGCCTGGGTCAAAGGCGGGGCCGGAAGATTTTGGTACATATAGAGCACTAATTTATTGCCGCTGTTCTCGTCGATCGACCGGCGCGAGGTCAGTCGCACCCACGCCAGATTTGCTTTTAAGTTTTCAATGAACACTTTGTCGAACGAAGTGACAACGGACTGCGGCAGGTTGGCGGTAAGGTTCGATGCGGGCGATACGCCAGCACCCAACACGAAGGAATGGACCTTGCCGAACATTCCCAGGTACGCAATCGCGCTCGCGCCCATCGCACACAGAAACTCGATGAACGGGATAACGATGCGATTAAAGAATTGCTGTCCGCGTGTAGCGGCTAACGAATTGGATCGCATGACTTCCCCCTAAACGGGTGAAATTCACGCGCCCATCGCATCCACCTGTCGCCGGAAATCAGGGTCACTCTGCAACTTTTCGTTGTACTCTGATCGGCTCATGCGTTCGATGTCAGCGCGTGTGTACTGCTGCTTTCTCCGGGGCGACGGCGGCGGCGGTGTGCCAGATACATCGGCGTTGCGCAGTCCGGTGGTCGCGATGGTGCGGGGTCTGGGAGAGTAAGCGGTTGGCGCTGACTGACCGTTAGGGGGTGTTTCGTGTTGCGGTTCGGAAGCTCGCGTGTCGTTGGGCCACTCAATGAGGTTTCCGCGCTCCTTGAGTGTGCTTAACGCTATCGCCAGATTGTTCCGAGTTAGATCCCATCCGTTCGCCCGCAATTCCTCGAACAATGCGTCGCGGTTCTGGGGCACAGGATAGAAGTCGGGGTTTTCGTCGCGAAAGGCTTGCGCCTCGCTCGCATAAAAATCGTCCTGCTCCTGCTGGTTCTTGCGGGCAAATTCGGCACCGAGTTTATCGGGGGCGATACCCTGGCGCGCGGTCACAATTTCTTCAACGGCTTCGACTACGCGGGTTGGATCGGTAATCTCCGTGCTCAGTCTTAGCCGGTCGGCTGGGCTGAGTTCCTTGGGTTGCACCCGGAGCGGTGTGCGGGCCGCTGTATCCGGCTTGCGCATTCTCGCGATTTCACGGTTGGCGTGAACCTGCGAGGTTAAGACTTGCTCCAACAGTTCGCGCTCGGTCTTCGCTTTAAACGTAGAGATGCGCTTGCCGTCTGAGGTTTCAATGACTGCCTCAATCAATCCGTCGTCGTTGGGTTGGCCGTCGTTCAAGAATTTGTAATCCATGGGCCTTGCTCCTGTCAGTTGCTCCGCATGGGCCACTCTTCCTCCTCCTCGGGTGGGGGACGGGTGGGGTCAAGGATATTTTCAATAAGCCGCTCGCGCGGGGTTAGTTCCGGTACGGGCGGCTGTTTGTCGATGCTTCTGAGGTAGAGGTTGGCTTCGCTCGCAATCTTTTCCTGCATATGAGTGAAAAGTTGCCATGCTGCTTTCGCCATTTTGTGATTGGCTAGCACGGCGGCTTCGTCGGCGGGGGCGGTGTTAATGAGATTGGTTTCGGTTTCAATGCAAACCATCTCCATCACATCAAGCAAGTCGGGATAGACTTCGGAATTCATCAGCGCGAGGAGATTGCGCCGCTGCGTCGGCTTCAAGGTGCCGGTTACGCCAAAACTGCGCTCGGTGCGGATAGCTTCTTCCATCACTGGCCTCCTACGGCGGTGCCCGCAAAGAACGGCGTCGATTGCATGGTGCGCTCATCAGCGGTGCGCTCGGCGAAGCTGGCCGCGCGGTCCAGCGGCGATTCGACGGCGGCTCCGTGCGCGGTCTTTACCGCGTTGGTGGCGATGCGTCCTGCAATTTTGCGGTCCTCCAGTTGCATATCGCCCTGTTGCTTCTGCTGCAAAAGTGTCTGTTTGGAGTTGGCTTGCATGGCGGCCTGTTGCTGCTGCTGGCGCTCCTGCTTCTCCTGGTCGGTCATCTGCACCACCAAGTCGCGCCGGTTCTTCCATTCGCTCATATCAAGGATCATGTTGACGAGTTCGGGCACATTCACCTTCCATCCGGTCTCGCTCAACTGCTGCACGATGGCCTGATTGGAGAAAACTTCCAACAGGAAGGGAAGCGCCTGGGCCATCTTATTTTTGGCTGCGAGCCGGGTACCGGCTAAGGTGTCGAACTTAACTACGCAGTCCAGGAAGTCTTGAAAATCCACTTCGATGTCTGCGGTTCGATCGGCGAGCACATCGCGGATTTCCGAGATGGGCATCCGCTCTTTGACCATGCGGTAGACGAACTGAAGGAAGGGAAGAAAGACGCCGTCGATGAAACGTTCAACCGGAGACTGTAGGCGCGTCGATGACGCCGCGCCTACAATCCCCGCACCGGTACCGCTCCGCACAATGCTTGAACCCCTACCCGGAATGGAGCCTTGCACTGTAGCCTGATCTGCACCGGTTGCCGCCTCTGACGTGCTCACGACCGCTTGGATCGCGCGCCATGCGTCAGGGGGGACTTGAGGTTGTTCGACGAGAGCGATGGCGCGGGTTGCATCGTTGCCGTCCACCATGCGGATGCCGCCCAAACGTCGGCGCTGGTCCTGGGTGGGTACATTGGCACCGCGCGCCACAGCATATTCGGGCTGCACGGCAAAGGCGACGATATCGAGAAGCGCATTCAGCAAACCTTGCTCAACCCTTTGGTCTGCTCCCGCGATGCGTCCCACTCCTAGACCATAGCCAGCGTTATCGATGTCCCAATAGTTCGCGCTCCAAAACGGTTTTTCGCCTAGCTTGTGCGCTCCGTTGCGCAGGACCACCTTCTGTTGCAGCACCACGCGCACGGTGTCTTTACTCCACCACTCCAACACCTGCATGTTCTTTTCCAGCGGGTCTTCGGACCATTCAAAATCTTCGCGCTCGGCGTGATGGATGCTGGTGTTGGCGCTCATTGCCTGGGCGGTGGACGATATGCCCTTGGCTATCTCTACATCTTCGACGAAGATGGCGCGCAACTGCTCATCGGAGGGAATGTCATAGTCCGGGTTGTCGCGGAGCTTGGTGAGGTCATCGTGCGTGAGATAGCGTTCGTGGACGATCCATTTGGCTTTCCAGAGTTGATTCGGGGAGTGCCATGTTGGATCGATGAAAACGGTTCCGAGTTCGCATTTTTCAAACACTGGCAGGTTATGTGTCACCTCCACGTCGATCGCCTCAAATTCATCGCTCTCTTTGGTAAAGAGGGTTATCGGCGGACCGATGGGCATCTGTACCTGGGGCGGCGCTTTCTTGCGCCGGTAGTGGCTCTCTACCTCTGTAATCGTTTCCCATCCGCCTTTGAAGATCACGGTGCCTTGGTTGACCATGCCTTGAACGCCATACGTGCATTCGGCCTTGAAGTGGATGCGGTCGATTAGTTCGGCGATGAGTTCTTTCCATGCGCGCCCGCTGGATTGGTGGGTGTTGGGGCGGGGGCGAAGTTCAAACGGGGTGGTGTCCGAAAAAATAGCTCCGGTGATTGCCGGAGCCAGAGAGTTCACCTGTTTGGCAACGGTGAATCGTGAGACGTTGGAGCGGGTGACGGTCGATCCTTCAAAGACGGCCAAACTGCGCGGCGACTGATACAGCAAGTCGCTCTCCGTCCAATTGAGGGGCCAGCGTCGATCTTCGAGCCATGCGCTTGCGGCCTCGTAATCCTGTACCACGATGGAAAGCACGGCCTCATCGGTGTATCTGGGGGGAATGGCTGGGTTTTTGGGGGTTTGTACGTCCTTCGGATAGACCGGCTGTGACCACTGAGACTCTGCTACTAGGGTAGCGACGGCCATCGCTCGTCCTCATCCACCAAAGGGATTTCAGCGGGTTCGGGTCAAGGCTGACCTTCCGCACCTTCGTGGGCTGCACCTCCCATCCTTTCAAGGGGGGTGTGCCGTTCGGGTAAAGTGTCTCGGATATTACCCCCGTAACCGGCAGTTAGCCAATCTTTCGCTAACGATTCGCTTGGTATTTTTTCAGTCTTATTGCGTCGGCACGGTTGCGCGGGCAGGGAACATAGGGCCATGCTGGGAACACCCGGCATCCTGCAACGCGGAGCGAACTGCTATGCGATGCCTCGCCCTTCTGTTCCTATTTGCTCTCAGTAGTGCCGCGCAAACTCCCACCATCACCCTCAGCGCACCCACTACCAGCGGAGCGCCCTTCCTGGTCCACGCGGGGACGTATCTGCCGGTCACGGCGATTGTGAACGGGGCGAACAATAAGGGTGTGTTGTTCACCTCTTCCGGGGGCACACTTCTGCACGCCAGTTGCAGCGCCAATGGACCCTGTACGGCTGCCATCTACAGCGCGACCGCAACCGGCTCCACGCCGATTTCGGTCACGGCGACGGCGGCGGCTAACTCTTCGGTGAGCGCGACTATGTACGTCAAGTTTACCGCGAGTCCAGTGGTGCCGGATGCGGCGCACACACCGCAATTCCTGGTCAACAGCACCACGCTTGCCACGCTGCAAGCGCGCGCCACGTCGAGCAATGTCGCGTTTACGTCGATGAAGAATCTGGCGAACAGCTATTACAACAAGTTGATTGCAACTCCAGACTTGGGCGGAATTGCATGGGTATTCACCTGTCCAGCGGGCACCGGCGCCCCTACTGCGGGAGCAATTGGATACCCCGACGATCAATCCGTGTACTACTTCGCGTGGATGAAACTCATGGGCGACACCTCCCGAGATTGGGGATGCTTTGTGCGCGCCATTCTCATGCACGAGCTTCCAATGATTCAATCTGGCGCGATAAGATTCTCTCGACCTTACGACCGGAATCATCTGCTCCTCGCGCAAGACACGCCGGAACATCTGCTCTATCTGAAAAACTTTGCGCCCAAGCTGCCAGAGGGGAAAACTATTCCTTTCTCCGGCAACGTATGGTCTGACGAATCGCAATATTTCGTTGTCGGTATGGGGTGGGCAATTCAGAGCGGGGCCATCACTGCGACCGCAGACCTCAATGTGATTCGTTCCTTCTATGCCTGGGCTGCGCGCAACACAAACAGCTACGGTTATGGTTCGGTTGTCTCTACTACCGGATTTAATACCTCCATGCAATTCACCACCGGAGACCAATGGGAGTTGTCCTCGGGGCAGCGTGGCATGGGTAACAACTACATCATGAGCAAAATTCTGTGGAACTTTGGAGCGGCCTTTACCTTCCACGATGATGCAACGAATGATCCGCTATTGACCGGCGCAAACAATACGTGCGGCGCGACACGCTATCAAGTGTGTCCAGACTTTACGGCTGGATCACTGCACGCCTATTGGACGCTGACGGACGGTTCGTATCTGCTCAAGGAATGGGCGCACCTGGAAGACCCTGCCATTACCTACCCCACTCTCAATGCTTTCTATCCCTCGGGTGGATTCGGGAGTCCCATCAAATTGCATTGGGCCTTCGGTGGCGTTGACACCTATGAGGCTTTCGGCGACGGCTGGGGCGGCGAAGCGGCAGAGGGTAGCTGGTATTCCTATTCGTTCTATCGTCTGCGGCTCGCGCTCAACATTCTCCACGATGCGGGCTATGACGATCCCTTGCTATACGGTCCGCAAGCGGCTCTCGGCGATGGAACCTTTTGGGATTTGAAGCCTATCGCGGACCGGCTTTTTATGACCGGCACCTACACCCAGAGCACACCGACGGCGGCGGCTTACGGTTTCCTTTCGACCGGCGATACCAATACAAGCGTCACGCAAAGAACACCCTATGACTTCGTGACCGAGACCGAAACGCTCACCGCAGATTTGCACGACACCGGGCGCACGGACCGCAACAATGCAAACCTGTGGATGACCATGGACACCGCGTTTGGCGGCAAGCTGGGGACGCTCAACGGGTGTACGGCTTACTGCGGATTCAATCAGGAATTAAATAACTTCTATGGAAGCAACAGTGCGCTTGATATTTTCTTGACGCAGAGTGTCAACGATCCCACCACCATCACCACCTCTGATCCTGCGCCGAACTATCCGAAAGACTGGTGGAATCCTTCCAACAATCAGCACCAGGAAGTGCGTTCCGGCTTCGCCAACAGCGACACCATTTTCAGCGTCTACGGCTCGAATACTCTCATCAACCATGAAGCTCAGACGCAGGGCCGCTTTGACATCTATTTCAACGGCGGCATCGTCACGCGCGGCAGTTTTGTTTTCACGGATTATTTGTACGGTTTCTATTCGACCGGGCGGCAAAACATGGTGCAGATTTACGATGCACCGGGCGTTGGCGCGGGCAGTCTTAGCACCTGCGTCGCACACTATACCGGCTATTACGGTGGACAACTTCTACAGGCTTACCAGCGCGGCATGACTCAAGCGGTGCACTCCGAGATGCCTACTTACGCGGCATTCGGAATCGATGCAAGCGTGGGTCAGAACGGATGTTTCAGGAGTACAAGTTATCAATTCAGCGACACCACGCAAGCCTATCGCGATGTGATTTATTTGCGCGGCTCGAATCAAGCGGCATGGTACGACCGTGACACCACCAACACCGGTGGGAACAAGGTTCTTTTTCTCAACACCAGCGCCAAGGGTACAGCTTCGAGCAACACTGTCACATGGACCACATCGGGCGGCGGGAACAAAGTTAAATACACTTCGCTGCTGCCTACCGGGGCCACGGTTGCGACTGAGACATTGGTAGACCATCCAACCGTCCACGGTCCGTATTCCTCCCTACAGGTTGGAACTACAGAGCAATTGACGTGCACCGCAACCTTGATGGACGGCACGACTGCCGATGTGACCGCCACTGCCGCTTGGATGAGCGATACGCCGAGTGTACAGACGGTCTCCTCTACCGGGCTGGTGACGGCGCACGCCTTGGGTGCGGGAACCGTCTATTGCGGACTGCCGCCTGTGAGCAACATGGTTGCTGTATGGGACCCTGTGCAACCGCCTCCCTACTATTCCGGGGCATACATATCGGTCGTTAGCGGAGCCTCCAGCACGGCGGTGACAGGCAGCACCATCCAGAATCAAAAAGCCGATTGGGAGACGGTTGGCAACCTCAGCGTGAAGCCTTCCGGTTCGCCTACGGATGTCCGCTTTCTCTCCACGCTCGCGTGGACAAACTCCAGCGGCACACCGGCGAGCGCAACCCTCGTGCAATCGACGGCGGGCGATGCCTTCGACTGTGGACACATCAGCAATTCGCTGGCGTGTTTCAAACACAACTTGGGCAGCGTTACCGGCACCACGATCCCGCTGAATGGTGCCACGGCTGTGTACATTGACAACCTCGCGGCCAACACCAGCTATCCCATCGCGGCAACCGGCGCACCCACCAGCGGTGTCAGCGATAACGCCGGGGTCCTGACCTTCGCGGCGGCTGGCAGCGGCAGCGCTGTGATTGGGACCGGCACCGCTGCCAGCAGTCACGTGCATCTCTCGTGGACGGCTTCCACTACGGCGGGGGTGGATTATCAGGTATACCGCACGGCGGCGACCGGGACCTGTCCCACGAGTATCACATCGTATGGGACGGCCATCGCGACGGCCATCACCACTACCAGCTATGACGACACCTCAACGCTGGATACGGGCGGGCACTGTTACGTCGTGCTGTCAGAGCTCGACGGCGTACTCTCTGATCCTTCGAACGCGGCGAGTGTGACCATCGCGGTTGTGAAGCCTGCGCCTCCATCGGGCCTTACCGTGACTCCCCCGGCGCGGCAGAAACACTAGCGTTTGCGCCTCCCGCAACCGCACCCTATGCGCTTGCCAACAAACTCGTCCATCTTAGCGTCATGGCATTTGAAGCGCGCGCATATCGGATGCCCCTGCACCCGGTACGCCTTGAAAATCGAGATGGAGAAGCCGGGGCCGTCGCAATCCAATCCGCAGTTGCAGCACACATCTCCTGGCTCGATCGGCTTTAGGCGGCTGTACCGGTGCTGCATCGTTTTCAGCGAGTCGTCGGCGTAGAAGATTCCGCGCGGTGCGGGTAGCGGCTCTGTGACGATTTCAGCCATCACTCCAACCCTGGAATCCAAACCTCCAAACCTTGCGCGGTCATGGTCTGGTCTTCGATCGCCGGTTCTTCAGCCGCCTCGTCCTCCGGCTCCGGCTCCGGGGGGGCGTAGGGGCCGCGCCCGTACAGCATGTTGAAATGGTCGCGCTCCTTCATGGCTTCCCATGCCAGTTCCTCATCTTCGAGACCTTCGGCGGCGATGCTTTGCGGAAGATGATCGGCCACGCGCGCGATAACATCGGGGAGTGCGTTGTCCGGCTGCATACCGTACTGTGTCATCTCCCGCATCATGGTCTTTAGCTGCTTCATGCCCGCGAAGAAAAACAGCCGTGAGCCGCTGAGTACGGCTTCGATGTTGCGGATGCGCAAATCGCGCTCGCCGGTATCTTCCTCGTGCTCATAGTCGCCGCTCATCCATTGCAGATTCATCGTCCATCCGGTGGTGAGCGCATAGTTGTTGATTGCCGGGGTCATCAGGCGCGCGCCGGGGCTGTCTTCGATGCTGACCCGGTGCAGGTGGTGTTTGCGCGCGGTGGTGACGACCAGCTTCGCGAGCACGCTAGGTTTGTAATGGCCTTCGGCGGCATCCACGATGTAACAGCGGTTGCGGTAAAGCTGGCCTACGGCATAGGCGGCGGTGTGCCAACTGCGTTTCGTGCAGGGGAATCGCCAGTGAATTATCGTCTCGCCTTCAAGTGGGAGCGTGGCTTCCTCCACCATCGCACCCAAAACCTGCTCTTGAGAAAACACCACTTCGTTCGCACCATATTCGTCAAGGAGATACTGCGTCGCGAAACTCTCAAAGCCACTCTCGTACTCCGTTTTTAAAAAGTCGTAATTGAGGATCGTGGGAAACAGTAGCTCTATCTCGTCTTCTTCAGGGAAGCCGTTCTGGTCTATGCGCTCGCCATTCTTCAAGCGCATGGCCGGTTTGATGAGTCGGCGGATGGTGCCGGGGCGCGAGGTTAGAATTTCATCGGTGGGGAGGTCTCCTGATCCGTACACCGTTCCAATGCGTATTTCGCTGCCAACGGGCAACAGAACTTTTTTCGCCAGTTTATATTTTTTGACGATACCGGCGCGGCTCTCGAAGTTGCGCGAGTTGCGGTTGTTGTGGATGTCATCCGCGATGAGAATGTTGGGGTGGTATCCGCTGGTGCCGGATTCGATCGACTCTCCCCAGATGGCCGGTTCCAAGATGGCCGGTTCGCTCTGCCGTAGCGCGGTGGTGAATCCGCCCGCGCCGTCCGGTCTCTTATCAACTAGGAGTTCCGGCCAAAGCGCTTGAAACAACGTCATCGGCGCGCTGCGCGGACGATAGAAGAAACTTCCAATCTGGTTGACGCAATCAATCGCGAGGTCGGAGCGCCCGCACATCACCATGATAGAGACCACCATCGGCCAACAGATGAGGAGTTGCACGCAGTTGGCGATGTTGATCGTGGTTTTGTAGACGCCGCGCGGAAGCAGCAGGGAACCGATGCGCTTGTACACCCGGTTGCTCTCTTCAATCCATTCGTCCAGCGTATCGTTGGGATTTTTGGGCGGGAAAAAATTCAAGGCTTCATGGTGTACGTGCTCATCTATGAGCGTGTATCCCAGCACCCAACACAGCGCCAGTAGATTGTGCTGGGTGACGCGACGGCCATCCTCGCGAATCTCTTCGTCCTCCAGCACGGCGCGCGTGAGTTCGGCGCGGTGCTGGCGGTTGTCTCCCTTCTCACAGCGAAGGTCGCGGAGTTTGCGCCAATTGAACATCGTTCATTGCCTGGGTACGAATTTGAAGGGAAACGGTTTCGACGGGTCGAAATGATGCGCATCGTAGGGCATGTATTCCGGGTCGTGTGCCATGAGTTTATTTATCAAGATGACGCATTCTGGTCCGACGTCGTTCCCAAAGTGTTCCAGCATAAAGCCGGTTGCGGCTCCCATCATCAGACACAACAGGTCGCGCTCTCTGTCGGTCAATTGGGCTTCTATCTTCACTGCTCGTCGTCCTCGTCTGGTTCGTCGCCCATGTGTTGCTCCATGTGAGCAAGCATTGCGGCTTTGTCCATGAGTGGATATTCGGCGTCGGCGCGCTGGCCGTCCATGGGCATGTTGCCGTTTTTGTCTCTGAGGTCATGCTTGGCGATATAGCCTTTGCGGTCGCTCGCGCGGCGCACATGAACCTCATGGGTGCGTAGCTGTTTGCCCTTGCCCCCTAGGATTTTGTTCGCTTTCATGGATGCGCCTTCCGATGGTGGTTGAGTCTGTGCCATGTGGTTCCTCCTCGCTTAATCGAACAAAGACGTGTACCACGCCGTTTTCGCGCACGAATCGCAACCAGCGGCGGGGGTCGGGTTGGATCACGGCGCGGAGAAGATGCGGCAACACACCGTAATCCACGGTGACGCCGTCGATAATCATCTCTTCCTCGCCAAGCTCGATGTTGATTTTGTCCACGGCTATTGCTCCGTTTCACCGCGATTGCGGCTCTTGGATTTCTTCTTCTTCGCCTTCTTCTTTTTGCGCGAGACTCCGGCCTCGCTCATGGCGATGGCGACGGCCTGTTTGTCGGCTTTCTTTTTGCCGAACTTCGCGCGGGTGCGCTTGTAGGTCTTTCCCTTGTGGACCTCGCGGATGTTCCGGCCTACGTTCTTCGCGCCTTTGAGTCCTGGCATACGCGCACCTCGCGTTAAACGTGGAAGGGAACCGCCGAGGCGGTTCCCCACATCTTTTGTATCACTACTTGCGCCGGATCGCCATGCGGTTGATTATGCATCGGTGGCCGTCCTCGAACTCCAGTGTAACGAGTAGCGTTCCTGGCTTGATGACTTTGCATTGCTGGCCTTTGCGCCCGTCGCGGTCCCATGCGAGGACATACGGGTAGGCGGCAACCTGCGGGGTCTCGGTCGAAGATTGCGCGCCCAAACGCATCATACATCCCCGCCGAATGCTTCAATCCGTTCGATGGCGCGCGCAAGTTTTTCGGCGAGCCGCTGATTTTCGCGGAGCAACTTGGCGCTGGATTGTTCCTCGCCGATGCCCGCCTTCTCCCAGCGTCGCCATGCCTGATAACGCGCGCGCTCCTCGGGTGTCGCCGGTCGGCGGCAATAGCGGCATTCGGTCTGATCTTGATGCGAGCGGGCGAAGTCTTTGCGCGCGCGGCTGCACTCTTTTGAGCAAGTGATAGCGGACCACTGCCGGGTTTCGGGTACGGGCTTTTGGCACACCACGCAAAACATGGTTGTGCCGGTAAATTTGTCAGTTCGTGCCATTCGGTTGTTTCTCCAGTCGCGTTACGTGATAGACGGTGCGCGGGTTGCCGCGCTCCTCTTTGTGAACGGTGACAATGCAGGTCTCTACGGCGGCATCGGAATGAATCACTCCCGCATGGCAGAGTGAGTCAATTCCTGTCTTGTTGAAGTTGTCGGCGTCGCCGCGCTGATTTTTGCCGAGATAGACGTGCATCTCGACCCGGTACACCGTGCGCTCGCGCTGATAGCTGCCGCGCGGTGCCACGGTCTCGCCGTGAGCAAAAATGCACACTGCGTCGTAATAGGCTCTGGTGGCTTTGGTGACTTTGAAGCCGAGATGCCGCGCCCCATCCTTGCCGATGTAGACGCAGGGTTCCTTGTAGTGATTGACCGTGGGTGGAATCAGGTAGGGCACCGTGAACGAAATGGCTAATAGCTCTTGCATGGTCGAAGTATATAGCCGTACTATGGCGCTATGGCGAAAAAAATTACACCGCGCAAAGGTTCTAAACCTCGACCGGATATGGTCTCGAAAAAGCGCTCTGGCTACGTCTCGCAGAGTGTTCGGGTCACGGTCGCGGAAGCGAAGTTGATTCGCAAAGCCGCCAGTGCCAAAGACGAATCAACAAACTACTGGATGACGAAAATTTTGCTCGCTGCCGCCAAGAAGCAACTGGCGGCGAAAGATAAACCCACCACAACCCGGAAAGTGAGTGAAGACCTTGGCGAAGCCAACAATCCAACCCTCTAAACCATCCGCAACCAAACCCTCCACGAATGGCAACCCCAAGAGCACCGATGCCCGCTCCGAACTTTTCTGGATTCTCGGACGCATGGAAGGGCAGGGCGTTGAAGGTGCCGTGCGCGCTGCCGATTTGGTCATCGACCTCACCACAACTGAACCCATGGACTCGGTAGGAGAGTAAACATGGCGCACAACACGCCGCTAAGCTGGCCGGTCGGCTGGCAGCGCACCGAACACCGGCAAAACTCGAGATTCAAAGCGGCAACGTCCAAAGCGTTGCCTCTGCTCACTGCGGAAGTTCGGCGGCTGGGCGGAATCAATCTGGTCATCTCCACCAATCTCCCGCTGAAAGGGGACGGCACGTTTCGTCTCGACCGTGACCCGGTCGATCCTGGCGCTGCCGTCTACTTCCAGCGCGAGGGCAAGGATATGGCCTTCGCGTGTGACCAGTTCGACGAGGTTCGCGAGAACCTTTACGCTATCGCGAAGACGATCGAAGCGATGCGCGCGATTGAACGCTATGGCGCTGCGGAGTTGGTCAATCGCGCCTTTAGCGGCTTTCTGGGCCTCCCTGCGGTGGCCTGCCATGCTCCGGAGGGGACTCCTTGCTCCCGCGCTGGCATGAACGTTGCTCCGTGGGTTGGGGAGATGCATCTTGACCGAGTTCATGCAGCGCGTGTCGCCGATGAACTGGATGCAGAAAAGGTGGTGGTTGCCGAGTCCGCAATTCGGGAACTGGGGGCCAAAACCGCCCCACCCATGGCCCTCGGAGGAGAGACAGTCTGTCGCTGCCCTCCGGATAGGTGTCTATTACATCCGAACTCGAAAACGTGCGGAATGCGTGCATCCACGGCATCCGAGGCGGGCGCGAGCCGTGAGTAAGTCCACTATCAGCACCTTCCAGCTTTTCGCTCTCATCCCAGACGCCGAGTCCGCAAGGCTCTATCTTGAGGCTCGACTCTGGCCGGATGGCGTGACCTGCCCGTCCTGCATTCTTCGTGACCGCATCAGCACCCGCAAGGGAGGCTACTACCGCTGCAACCGCTGCAACCTAGACTTCACCGTCCGCACAGGCACCATCTTTGAGCGTTCGCACGTCCCGCTGCACAAGTGGGTCTATGCGATGTATCTGGTTGTCACCTCCCGTAAGGGCATTAGCTCCATGCAGAGTTGGTTTGGTCTCTCGCTGAAGATTTGCAAACCACATATGAAGACTGGTTTTCTGATCACCCGGAGTTGGAGGATTAATGGCGTCAATGCTGTACAAAACGGATGGCCGTGCGAGCTATGTCGCGCCCGCTGGCGCAACGTGGTCGCTGGCAGAGTTGCAACGGCTGGTCGGTGGCGATATCGAGATTGTTCGCACGATCGACGATCGCTACATGGTTATCAACGAGCAAGGAAAGTTTCAGCGTCTTCCGCTCAACATCTATGCCACGCGGCTCTTTGTGCACGGTCGCCGTGATGTGATCATGGGTCCGGCTGTGGTGGTCGACACCAAGTTGGAGTTGGACGGGCCGGACTGCTGAGGGATAGAGTGCTCATAGCGGCATAGACCGAGACGTGCACATGACCAAATTGGGGAGGCTGAGGGGTGTCGCACCCTTCGGCCTTTTTGTTGCCCTGGTAGGTACCTCGTAAACCGTTGGAAAAATTAATGTTTTAATCCACAAACTTTAAGGGGTACATTCACAAACGGTGGAGCACGCGGCGCGGGCGACACTATTAGGCAAAGACTCCGGCTGATCCCCGGAGTTGGTGGGGGGAACCTGAGATTCCCCCGACCCGCCTTCTCTCAGGGGAGTGTGTGCCATGTTGCCTCGCTATCAAGTTCGACTGACAAGACAGGGTTTAGCCGCTGATCTGGCGCGAGTGTGCCGCCGATCGACGGCAGTTTTTTTTGCAGGAGACGTTAACCGACAGGTCCCAGGGGTGCAATCCGGCATAGTTCCGACAAATCCCCTGCGGCTTCTGACTTAAACTGCAAAGCCGAGGGCGGAACCCCCCGGCTTTGCCTACATCTATACTGCCTCGCCCTATCGCCCCGCAAAGGTGAATCGGGCATCATGCGTCAGGACGCACAAGTTATGAATAAGACTACAGAATGCGCCTATGAGTTGCAAGAATCTTTTCGTCAAACCTGTGCAAATACTGCACCTAGCGCACCCAAGAGACTCCCAAAAGTAACCTTTCTTGTTGATCCCGTCATCTGGCAAAAGATGAGCGCGGAGCACCGCGAGGCGTGGCGGGCTTTCATGCGCCAGTATCGCGCCTGGAGGGTCCGCGAGGTCTTCGATCCGAAGTATCGAACGATTGCGGGCTGGTTCGGAAAGAGTATTTCCGCCGCGCGGCGATACATTAAGGACTTTGCGCGGTGGGGGTTGTTGGTGATCGAGGAGCGCCGCCGCGCGTGGAATCGCAACGATACCAATGTGTATAAAGTTGTGGATTCTACTGTGGATCGTGGGGGGGGGTGCCCTTCAAAAATGAGCGGGGAAAAGCCTTTTAAAGACTCTTTAAAAACCAATACACCCGCTGATCGCGGGTCACAATCCACGACAAAGGCAAAAGAAACATCCCTCTTTGAGCGGCTACGGGAAAAGTTTCGGGCCGAACGGCGGGCCTTCGACCTGAAGGTATCCCTGCAAATGCGGGCGGAATACGAAGCGAAGGGCCGAATCTTTGCGGAACGGCGGGAAAATCGGCAACTCGAGAGTAGCCGCATGGCGGTAGCTGCCCGCCTGGGCATGTATACCGGTCCCAAGAGTTCATAGCAGCATCCATGGAGGCATGACAAAAATGGCGGTTGATCCTGGCGGAAATGTATTGAAAGTTGACGATATGGTAGTGATTATGCAGCAGATAGACTTAAGTTGCCTTATGCCGGTCATAGGCAAAATTATAGAAATAGATGACGTGGAGCAACGGTTAGTCATCGCGGTTTCCGTGAATGAATATGCGGGCAAATACGCCGTGGCTAAACTATTTAATCCAGACGAGCATCTAGAAAAAGCATAGCGCTATGATGGAGGCATGATGGCGGATGATCGCTATGAAGTGCACAACGCGGACATTGAAGAGAAATTGCGAGACCTGGGCAAGCGCATCCATGCTGCCATAGCGGAATCCAACACGCCGAAGTTGTGTTTTTTGCTGCTACTGTTCGATTTAGACACTCGCGCGGATGGGAATGGGACGACGTTCTATATCTCGGACGCACAGCGTCATGGAGCCGTCGAAGCGTTGAAAGAAGCCGTGAGGCGAATCGAAAAACAGGGAGTGCCGGAATGAAGGATCGCATTGGCAACACAATCGAGCAAGGTGACAAAGTGCTGGTGTCGTTGCCTGAAAAGCAGGTGTTCGGGTTTGTGTCGGACATCTCAGAGAGCGCCTTGATAGCGCCATCACGCGGCGGGCGCGGAGCGCTTCAGAAACAGGCAGGGCGGGTGCTGGTCTCATGTGTATTCGCGCTGCCGGTAGACGAAGAATACGGGCTTGTGGCGCAGGTAGTGAAAGTCTACGACTCAGACAAACACGAACCCGCGACGCCACCGAACTAAAAAAAAAGAAAGGAAACACTATGCCAACCGATGACCGTAGAGATTTCCTAAAACAAGGATTAGTCGCCGCAGCATTGGCGGCGATTCCTCTAGCAGCAGCAGGGGAGCCAACTCAAAAAGTTCCTCTCACCAGACCCATCAAAGTCAAGGTGCTCGATACCAAGGAAACGACGGACGGAGACCGCCTGGAAAGCAGCGCTCTCTTTGACTTGCAAGGAGAGAACGGGGCCGTTCATCACGTAACCGGGTACTCGCTGAAAATCGAGCGCGCGGACTCTTACGACACCACTCTCATCCTCCGCACTGATAAATACGCGGCGGCGGGCGATTCCAACCCACTCGATAGCGATTTGCGCGTCATCATCGTTACCGGCGAGAAGGGACAGGTAGACGGGGATACGCGCACCGATGAAATACAAACGACCGTCTTCGGGCCACAGGGGGTAATGAAGTCTCCCCCGCAGACGATCAAGAAAAGCCTTGTCGATCCTTACGCCGGGATGGATGTGCACGAGAAAGCGCAAGCCATCATCAACGATCGGGTACGCAATCCGCGCGGCCACGAAGGGAGCAAATAAAATGCCAATCGACGAAGCCTGTTTTTATTGGTGCGCGGGAGTCTGTACAGCCTTAACCGAAGGTGTTGGCGCGCTCATTTGTGTAGGTGGCTGCGCTTTAGCGTGTGACGAAGCCTATCTCCCAGCGCGGTTTCGTCCGCTGCGTTTAACCCGCAGAATGACGAGAGTTTAGCGCTAACATGTAGCTATGAGGTATTTAACTTAGTGACCCAGATGTATACCGCCAAGAAGCACACTTAGCGCCCAAAACATCAAACCGATGGCGATGAGGTTGATTCTTGGCGGTGCTGGGTTCCAAAATCCAGCCAGGGCGAAGCACACGACCGCGAATGCGATTAGAACTAGCGATAGGACCATGACTGATTACCTCCCGTTGATTGTGGAGCAAGGATGCGTGATGCCGGACGCATCATACAGGCTGATCCGGGTGGGGTCACGTCTGAACAAGCATGGTCGGCGGATGGCGATTGTCGATACTGACGATTTTCCGGCGCTGGCGTGGCGGCGGTGGACGTTGCGCAAGGCTGGGGCTGGGAATCTCTACGCGACGACGACGATCGAGGGCCGCGCGGTGGAGATGCACCGGCTCATAACGGGCGTTACGGACCCTGGGGTGTACGTAGACCACCTAGACGGCTTCGGCCTCAACAACCGGCGCTACAACCTCGCGCCGGGCACTCCAGCGGCGAACGTGGCGACGCGCAAGCGTTGGGCGGTCGAGCGGAACCGCAGGACGGGCAGATTTGAGGTCGTGGTGTACACTGCGACGGGTCTCAGGGTAGTTGTTGACGACTTTGGCACCTACGCAGAAGCGCACCACGAGCGGTACGCGAAGAAAGTCTACTGGAGCGCCTTCGAGTAGTTTGGGGACTGTCCCCACAGTTAATTTGTAAGA